AGTAGCTTATGCTACTGCTCTGACATCATTATACAGTGTAACGAATGATGTCTCAAATCCACCATATGAAGGACTGTTTGTCATGGCCGGTTATTCTACTGAAACGAGGATCCTACCTGGGGCCCCACTCACCGAAATCGGTGCGTGGCTTCCCAATCAGGATCCGATCGTTGTAAATAGTAGTCTAACTGACAACGATACGCAGACGACTTATTCTTATCGAACAGGTCGTCGGGCTCCCGATGTTACTGCTGAATCTTTAATCAACACTAACAAGCGTGAGTACGGGAAGACTCCTTATGACAATGGTCATGAGTTTAAGACTACTCGTACATTCCATACGCCTTACACCCGTTTGGGTTTAAGAGCAGATGGTAATCGTTGGTATCAGGGACCGTTCGCGGTCTCTAATATCGCTGATTACACGCCTTTCGGGCAGCCGATTCTTATGGACAAATTTATTGAAGACCATCCAGCGTACTCAGATTTTAATCTGAATGCACTGGGGGCCGGATATATTAAGTCCGCGAATCCGCTGAAGCCGAATGCTGGTCTTTCGCAGTTTGTTGGCGAGTTACGAGAAAGGTTGCCCTCTATCGTATCTGCCGCACTAACGGGTAGCGCTCGCAATATCCATAAGGGTATTGGGAACGATTACCTCAATGTGCAGTTCGGTTGGCTTCCTATGATCAATGATTTTAGGAAGTTTGCCGAAGCCATTGCGAAAGCACCCAAGATATTGGAAAATATCTTGAATGGTAGTGGTAAAGACCACTACCGCAGGCGTTCGCGTCCGGCTGTCCGTGAGAATTTTACGATGCAACCAACAAGAAAACACCTTTCTGAGGTAACTCAGAATAATCTTTTCTGGTACGGTGGCGCGTTTAATTTCTTTAACGGGCAGACGCCGTTGTGTAATGTGAGTTCTTATAGCTCTGTTGAGCATAAGACCTGGTTTACAGGTGTTTTCACTTATATGCTGGAAGAAGGCGATGACCTTCTCAGCCGAGCGAGAACAGCTGAAGCCCAGGCGAATGCCTTTCTAGGCACTCGATTCGATGCTTCCACCTTTTGGGAGCTTACGCCATGGTCGTGGATGATCGACTGGATGTTCGATATTGGAGATGTAATCTCCAATTATGAGTCATTCCAGAAAGATAATCTACTGCTCAAGTATGGGTACCTGATGTCACAAACACGTTGGGACATTAATACCACACTTGATGTGTTGTCGCCTTATGGCGGCCCCACTAGCGCATCTCGTCATAACTGGGTTATCCAGAAAAGGCGTGTGCGTAGCACTCCATATGGTTTTGGTCTTGAACCTGGTTCCTTTACGGACCAGCAATGGGCCATCCTTGGGGCACTTGGCCTATCCAAGGGTCCCAGACAATTGTACTGACACCGTGTCAGTACGATCTGGGTATTCATAATCCCAGCAGCTGTATGCCTTGAAGCATACAAAACTGAAAGGACAATGCTATGGCTTTCGCCGATCCTCAGTCTATTAAGACAGGTGGAACCGCTGGAAATCTCCCTCGAACTTCGAGTGGGACTTCTTCGGGTGCTTTTACAAGCCCCGACGGTTCCGTTGGTCTCTCGATTGCCCACAATGTGGGTAACACGCGAAACCGACGAACTGTCCGAAAGACCGTTTCGAAGGTTGCCGCTGATCCGCTTAACAGTTCGCGAAACATCCCCGTAAGTGCGTCTGCGTACATTGTACTCGACGTACCCAAGGTGGGTTTCTCGGCTGCTGAGCAGATCGACTTGCTGGCCTCCCTTGCGGAGTACCTGCAGGCGACCTCTAACGCAGCAATCACCAAGCTTGTTGGTGGTGAGAGCTGAGGCTCATGATGATGTCTTATGACTTCACCATGGGGTTCCTAATTTGCGCAGTGCTGTTTCTCGTTCTCGCCGGTCTTACCGGCGCGGGAATCAGTGCTCTTGTCGTTACTCGCAAGAGTAACGGGAAGAGAGCGTCGAATTAGCAGAAAGTGCATTTAGTCATAGCTAAGGATGTCCTTGCCCCTATATAGTTAGGAGCAGGCATGAAAAGCCTGATGTTGCTCTTTCAGAAGACACTCATTGATTTGGGTGTCAGATGTGGTGTTAGCACCACTAGAGACGCTAAATACGTCTCTAGTCGATTCGAACATGAGGGGCTATCGTTTCTTACGATAACCCTGTCAAAGTTTGGAAAAGACTTCCAAAAAAGTCTTGACCAATCTTTTGTCGGTCACGACCAGTTCTCAGCTTTCGCTAAGACTGGCGAGCTCCCCCGATTTCTCGGAGGTTTTCTTGACCTTGTGTTCGAACGTGCTAGTGGTCGTCTTTTGGATGATCCGAGCGTGGACGCGATCTACTCTATATTGCAGCTTACGCTGTATATGCAGAAGATCGAGTTGCCTTGCTCTTCGGAGCGCACGGCAGCTGCCTATGCAAAGTACATCCAATGTGACGAGGAAGTGAAAATTTCCGATCGTTCTTTTCCGTCTCGTAGAGACGATTTTAGGCGTGTCGGAAAGATGCTTTGGAGAGAGATCTTTACAGAAGTAGACCGTCAGGTCTATTATGGAGAGATTCTCCCTAAGCATGGATCTGGAGCAACCGCTGATAAACTTATGGGAAACCAGAAGTATTATCAAACCGAGTATACTACCAGATTGGATAAGATATTTCCAGCAATGGAATATCTTCTCCCATCCTGGTCCTCATATGAGGATCTGGATCGTGTTCACTTCCTGGAACCTCGGGATGAACGCCCAGCTTGTCTGGACGACGTCCCTAAAACGCTAGAAACTCCGCGCCTGATTGCCAAAGAACCTACTGTGATGATGTACATCCAGCAAGGTCTTATGGAATCTCTTGCGTATGAGATTCACCACTCTGATAAAGTGGAGAGTCTCATCTGTTGGTGTGATCAGACACCTAATCAGCGTCTCGCTAAGCGAGGCTCTGAAAGTGGTGACTTAGCCACGCTCGATTTGAGTGAGGCTTCCGACAGAGTTTCTAATCAACATGTACTAGCTCTACTTGAAGACCATCCTCACCTTCGTGAGGCTGTTCAAGCTTGTAGATCTAGGAAGGTTGATGTGCCTGGTCACTCGATTCATCGAGTAGCCAAGTTCGCGTCTATGGGTTCAGCTCTAACTTTCCCGTTTGAAAGTATGGTCTTTATGACTATTATCTTTCTTGCGGTAGAGAAGGAGCTAAGACGACCCCTTTCCTACAAGGACATTAAGTCCTATGTGGGGCAGGTGCGTACCTACGGAGACGATATTATCGTCCCGCAGGCATTGGCACCGCGCGTTGCTGATGAGCTCGAGAATTTTGGTTTTCGAGTAAATCTCAACAAGTCTTTCTGGACTGGGAAGTTCAGAGAGTCTTGTGGCAGGTTCTACTATGACGGGGTAGACGTAACGCCTATCCGTGTTCGTAGTGTTTTGCCTGAGCAACGCAAGGACGCTGAGGAGATTGTCTCACTTTGTTCTCTCAGAAACCAGATGTATAAATCTGGCAACTGGGGAACAGTGAGGTATCTTGATGAACTGATAGATACCGTCGAGCGTAAGCTCGGGGTCCCTCTACCAGTTGTACAAGATACATCTCCCTCGCTGGGCCGGTTCTCTTACCTGGGGTATGAAATCCACAGGTGGGATCCGAACCTTCACTCCCCCCTTATCAAGGGGAGTAAGGTCGATACACCATTGCCAGCTAACGCTGTCGATGGTGTAGCCGCCCTGCTCAAGTTCTTCTTAAAACGCGGTGACATGCCTGTCGCCGACGTGAAGCACTTGGAGCGTTCTGGACGTCCTCGTTCCGTCCGCATCATGACGAGGTGGCTATCTCCGTTTTAATGGAGGTAGGTTAGGTGGCTAGGTGCCCCTAACGTAGTGGAGACCTTTGTCTCTCTCGAGGCAATGATCTCGGGAGATGCACTCAAGCATTTATTGAGAAAA